TATCTAACTTGTCAGAATTTTTTACGCCTATTACGTGAGCAGATGCCAACAGTCCACCAACAACTTGATAGTTATCTGTTTCTTTTATCTTGCCCAATCTAACTAACGTGTCATAGTTATTTTTCGTATAATCAAACATTGCTGTTTCTTGAACACTTGTACTAGCTAAAAAGGCACTTTTAGATTTTATGCCGCCTTTATTTGTCCAATTTGAATCGGTATCTGCTATATCACTAGTAATAATTCCCCCAGCCGGTCTTCGTAAATATCCAAGATCAATTAGCGTGGATAGAGATAATTGATATTTTCCCAATTCACCGTTATCGCCAACTTTAGTATACACACCTGCTGATAAATTATCGCCAAGTGCTTTAGTTAATTTTGTTAAATCTTGAGATTTTAAAGGTAGTAAAGTTTCCGTTGCATCTAATTTTACTGTGGCAGTATTAATAGTATTACCTCGTTGGTCATATACTATTTTATTTCTACTGTCTTTTAATGTGTTTGTTTCTGCATTTACTTGAACCTGTTTTGCTTTTGTTTGTGCATTTGACGATGGTTTACCCGCAATCGTTCCCATCATTACGGGTTGTTGTGCCTCGTCACCATCTAAAAACCAACCAACAACCCACGAACCTGTTACTATTCCTATCGGGGTTGTTCCTACTCCCGATGCTGCCGCAGAAGTTATTGGTTGTATAGGTATAGCCCATGGTAAATCTTTTGTGGGCAATATTGTTATGTCGTCAGTGTGATATCCAAATATTCTAACCCGGCAACGACCAAGTTTTTCGGGATCGTCTCTGCTCTCAACAACACCTGACCACCAAACCATTTCTTTCATTTCTGCACCTCTTTACTTAGAAAAGAATTTCTAGTAACATCCATTGTAATGTAATGTGTTTTAAGATTAATTTTATGCGATAAACTTGTGATCAAATAATAACCCGAATACAACAGATCATCTACATATTCGGTTTTATCTTCTTCAGTTAAAGCTCCGCCTTTTTTCTTTGGTACTCTAACTTGTATTATATTACCTGCTTCTACATCTGTTCTTCCAGGTATTACTAGTTCCATTTTTAAATTATCCAGTTCTACCAAATTTGATCGTCTATTACCAAAGATATTTTTATATTTCACATCAAAATTTTCTGGATTATTATTGTATAATTTTGAATGGCTAAAATTTATATCGACATATGATAATGCGTTTCTTACAATTGTTGGATCAAATATTGGTGTAGATTTTGTCCCATCCATATGATTGTATTTTGAGAATTCTGTACCGTGATCGTAATCAACATTTGTAAATTTTTTATTATATAAATCCACATCTATTATCCTATTAGACAAATAACCAGACATAGAATTATCTAACTGATCAAATGATTTACTAACACTTAAATTTTTAATTGCGTACATAGATTTATGTCGCTCATCAGTTGTAAGTGAATTAATAAAGGACTGTGAGTAAATATATTCGCCTATACTTAACTCTGCTGGATTTTTAAATAGCGCACCTATGTTACCAAAATAAAATCCTTTGGTTGTTTCCCAAAATAAGTAATTTGCCGGCTCATTATTCTTAGGAAAAGTTTTACTTGCAATCCAATTGATACATTCAACCGGTGTCCATCCTGGACTTACAAATTTAATAGAATTCGATGACTCACCAAATATTACTAATGGTGTTTTTACTTTGCCAAGTTCTGAAGCATTCAACGCAACATTCCTGTCAGCTTGCATATAATCTAGATATATTCTCGCAACCAATTCTTCAGGTGTACCTTCAAACCCCCTAAAGATTGGATTAAGTACATCATTGAATGTTTCTATAGATGCAAAATTTAATTGATATACTAAAGTACTGCCATCATTATAATATTTTTTGTCTTCTAATCCATATACTCTAAATGCTTTAGATATTGCATCCTCATCAGGTAGACTAGGAGTTTTTACTGTTACAATTAAATACTCTTCACCCAACAAAGCAAATTCTTCTGCAAGATTTCTACTATCAGATAAAGTTAAAGTACCAGATAACCCCGGTTCGAATATACTTTCGTAAATATTCAATTCAATTAGGTAATCTGTAAGATTAACATACTTACCTTGCGTAATAGATATCAGAGCAAGATTTTGTATTACTACTTCACCGGGTGTTTGTAGAACTTCTTCAAGCATTATGTTTGTATCAATTTCTTATAGTTAGTCAAAACTTCTTGCACAATTTCCGGTTTTAATATTTTAATATTTCTATAACTTTCATTTTTATTTTGTTCAATTTCAAAATTACTTTCAAATTGAACTATCGTATTTGAGGTTTCATATGCTATTGGTGTATTAATTGCATCAATATCGTTGTCTTCAAATAATATTCTAATAGGATCTTTATGTGTAGATTCCTCATCAAGAACAAAAAATGTTTCTACCTGATATCCTTTTGCATTTACCGCTCTGTTAATAGTAAAAACATTTTTATCATCGCCGTATTTGTCAGAAACAACTTTAAATAAATTTTCTTCAGAAAGCGGCCATTCAAATCTAGGATCAATTACATTGTTAACCATTAATATTAGCCAATGTAAATTTTGTGTACCATAAAATCTATATGAAATATCTTCAGGGGTTTCCCCGTGAAGAACTTCATAAGTTTCATAAAACGAAGAGTTTTCTTGATATTCTTTAGATATTATAACTCTTTTAAAAATGTCTACTACAACTTGTTCGCTGTCATAATCATCTAGTGTATATGATATTCTTGGGAAGCTTTCGAAAAAATTAGTAGCCATTTTTCTCTATTCCCTCAGAAGTCATTTGTTCTAGTTCTTTGAATGTTAAATTAATACCAACTTCAACAGGGGACCCATCTTCAAATGTTGCAAATTGATCGCCGCCATACTCTACTGACATATCTGTTAATGCACATTTGGCAAATTTGTTAATATAATTATTTTCTTTGTCTTTGAAATAATATTGAATATCAAATTCTGATGGGTAGATGTAAAATAATTTTCCAGCAGTTAATTCTGGATGCATGTGTATTTTAAGTGTCTCAATAATATCAAACACTTTTTGACTTTCGCTTTTATTCTTTGGAAAAAATTTATATCTAAAGTTAAAAGTTCTGTAATCTACAGATTCAAAAAGAACTTCTCTAAAAGGATTTGTTTTTGTTCTTGAAGATAATTCTCTTAAATCATTTAGGGTTCCGCCAGCGCGATTGCCCAATTGAGGTAGTTTAACTAATTCGCTCAAGAATCTTGCTTGGATTTCTTTTGACATATCGCCAAGAGCACCTCTTGTTGCTGCAGCAGATCCTTCAACTAACATACCTGTCAAGGCGCCCATATCCATATCACCATAATTAACACCATATTTTACAGATGGTCGTTCTTCAACGTGCAGTGTAATTACTTCTTTTAATCTCAACGTTGAACCAGATGAAAATGGCTCATAATTCATTTTATCTATCATATTGGTGATAAGTCTCGCACCGCCGCCCGCAATTGCTGCTCTTTTAAGGGTGTCGAATATTTTAGATCTCATACCAATACTTGCTAAAATGGCACCCGCCGCAGCAATCTTGCCTGCATTGTCTTTTACTGTTGTTACCCCTGCTTCTGCCGCAGATTGTGTTATTCTAGAAGTATTTTCATTTAAAGCATCTACTCTTTTTTGTTCTTCCGCATTTACGAGATAATCAAAATCTTGTGCTTTTTTTCCTTGTGTGCCTTTTTCTCGTACATTAATATAAAATGCAACATAATGCTGCAAATCGGGTTTTACTCGCAAACCCTCCGGATATTCAAAGGTCCCAATGTTATACCCTCGTATTTGATCTTGATTCTTATACGGTGCTTCGTTTTGTTTTCTGCCCTCAGATACTACATCGGAAGGGGGTGTAAATTGGGATTGGGCCATGTCTGTGGTGATAAATATTGTTGGATCACAATTATTTATATAGATGACGTATACCAAAACCTACAAGGGCAAATTTAGAGTCGATAATCCCGTTAAATATAGGGGCGATATAAGCAATATTGTTTATAGATCTCTATGGGAATTGCGATTTATGAAATGGTGTGATAAGAACCAATCTGTAGAGGAATGGGGTTCTGAGACTGTCATTGTGCCCTACATATCCCCGATTGATAGAAAAGCCCATAGATATTTTGTAGACTTTTATGTTAAAGTTAGGAACAAAAATGGTGCTTTGCAGAAGTATCTAATCGAGATTAAACCTGAGAGATTCACGAAACCTCCAGCAATACCAAAGAAAAAGACTAAAAGATTTATAGATGAAGTTTTTCAATATAGCGTAAATGACGCAAAATGGAAAGCCGCTTTTGAATTTTGTAAAGACAGAAACATGACTTTTATGATATTAACAGAAAAAGACCTAGGAATAATCAATGGCTGATAATATTTTTAAAACAGTTAATATGAAAGCTGGCGATGCCCAGAAATCATATACTTGGTATAGAACTCAAGTTAGAAATTTGGGTTCTGGCGTTTCGGGGTTGCAGTTAATACGTAACGAAACTTTAACTAATAGAATAAGACCAGGTGAAATGTATTTGTTTATGTATGATCCAAAGCATAAAGATACATTACCATACTACGACACAATGCCATTGGTACTTCCTTTTAAACAATTGCCCGATGGCTTTCTAGGTATTAATTTACACTATTTGCCTTATCTAGCTAGATTTAATTTATTGGGCGCGCTCAGTAAATTAGCAACCGATAAGAATATGGATGAAAAAACACGAATACAAATTTCGTGGCAAATATTAAACAGTTCAACGAAATATCTAGCCGCAACTGCGTGTGTGAAGCATTATCTAAACGATCATTTAAGAACAAGATTTTTAAAAATAGATTATCGCGATTGGGTAACAGCAGCAATGTTGCCTGTTGAGAACTTCAAGAAAGCAAAGAAAGAAGTTGTATGGCAAGAAACGAAAAACAAATTCAAGTGGTATTAAATGGCTAATTTTTCTCTAAAACGATTTCAAGCAGAAGTAAGACAACGAGGTCTTGCTAAACAAAACAGGTTTGAAATACTGTTTCCTATACCCGCAGGGTTACAACGAATATTTAAAGATATTCAAATTGTAAATATGTTCTGCGAATCTACAAGTTTGCCGCCTCAAAATATAAGCGTTAAAACTCAAAGAATTTATGGGCCTGTTTATCAGAGACCTGTTAGTGCGGATTACGGCGGAGAAGGTATAACTATGACCTTCTTATTAGATCAGCAAATGGATATTAAAGCATTATTTGATTCTTGGCTGGGAATCGTCGTTGATCCAAAACAATACTTTGTGCATTATCAAAACGATTACGTTGTACCTATCGAAATTAGACAACTTAACGAAAAAGATGAAGTAACATATTCTGCAGTGTTAGAAGATGCTTTTCCCAGAAACTACACATTGCTAGAATTGAATCATAGTTCCACAAATAGTTTTCATAAACTAAGCGTAACTTTTGTTTACAGAAGATGGGCACCCGTTCATAGAATATCAAATGGTATAAAATATTCTGATATTAAAGCTTCAATCACACCATTGGTGGGGACTGCACCTAATCCTGCATATGGTAACGAAATTGAACCAGGTTGGTATTCGTCATCAAGAGTGGATGCACCTAAACCACCAACTGAAGATAGTATAAATGGATTTGTATAATTAAACTGGAGAAATTATGTCATTACCTAAATTAGAAACCCCAACATATGAATTGATTCTGCCTTCTACCGGAGAAAAAATTAAATATAGACCATTCTTAGTTAAAGAATATAAAATACTTCTGACAGCTTTAGAATCCGATGGCGAGGAGATACATAGGATTATAACAGAGTTAGTTGATGTTTGTACATTCAATAAACTAAAGATAGACACACTACCAAATTTTGATATTGAATTAATTTTCTTAAATTTGAGAGCTAAGTCTGTAGGGGAAAGTACTAATCTAACATTACAATGTAATAATTGTGAAAACAAAATAAATTTTGAATTAGATATTACCAAGGCAGAAGTTAAAAAAGATCCTGCGCACACTACAAAGATATTGATATCCGATAAAATTGGATTGGAAATGCGTTATCCAAAATTTGACGA